CTTTACTCCTCCAAATTTTAATCGAAGCTGGGCACGTCCTCAACGACCTGGCAAGAGACCTAGATGAATTCGATGAAGTTCACAACTTTATCAGAACAGTTATTTTTCAAGACCTTGTAAATTCAACTCATCTAGCAAAAGACATTCTTTACGCATGGACACACTCCTTGCCAAGTGGGCATTACTTGACAGCAATCATCAACTCCATATTTGTCAACATTGTATTTCGGTACTTGTTGGCGTGCGCTGCTAAGGCAAAGACGTACATGGAAATTAACAGAATCTGTCGCATGCTCAAGATAATATCCTATGGCGATGACCACATTGTTGCCTTGCTTAAAGAATTTCTTGACATTTTTAACCAAAACACACTTCCCCAATTATTTAAAGAAATAGGAATGATCTATACTGACGAAGCAAAGTCGGGTAAAGAGATGCCTGACTATAGATCAATTGAAGAAGTAACCTTTCTCAAACGTGGTTTCCGCTGGGAGCCAAAACTTCATCGCTTTGTTGCACCGCTATCCTTAGACACTGTGCTGGAGACACCCTTCTGGTTTAAGAAAAACATACAAGAGAGAAAGACAACACAAGATAACGTCACATGGGCAATTCAAGAATTGGCCCTCCACGATGATGACACTTTTCAGTACTGGACGAACAAGATCAGGTTAGTCTGTAGAGATGTCCTTAATTGGATGCCTGACCTCTCACCCGAAAGGGTTGAGTATATCCAGTATTTGGAGTCAAACTTTGATTCCATGTTTTAAAACCGCAATATAAACTAGCGGTGAGGAGCGGACCTCGCCACTTGAGCAAGATGTGATCTTGCTTTCTTATAAAAATTTTTGACGTAAATAAAAAGAAAGTATTGCTATCTTGCAAAAAGGGTTCACTATTTAGTGTTACTGGCCAAGGTGCCCTGGAGCAGCCCTCCAATATCTAGGCCACCGTCAATCGAGCAAATTGTCCAAGTCAGCATTTGCTTTAAACACCGACTTGCTTCAATCAACCAAATATCAGACAACTTCAATGACAACTCAGGCAGTACGCTGTCTAAAGGAGTGCTAGGAACTACCTCTGAGAACACATTTGAGGAGCGTCGCGAGATTGTCAACTTCACGGAAGACTCTCGCGTCCTTTCAGATGCAGTGACAGAGATTACTAACTTGCCTCTTTCCCTGATAGAACACGG